TAGGAAGTCCTATATCACAAGAAACAGCAACTGGTGTTATTAATGCAATGAACCAATCATATGCACAAACTGAAATATATTTTGTACAACATTCAGATCAATTAATGCCACGTGTTCATCAAATGAGAACAGATCTTGCACAATATTATAATAGTACAAATCCAAGTGTAAGATTAACATATATAAATTCAGAAGCAGAAAAAGTTAATTTCCAAATAAATGGAACAGAATTATTAATGAGAGACTTTAATATTTTCTGTACAACTAAAACAAATCATAGAGCTACTCTTGATCAATTAAAACAATTAGCACTACAAAATAATACTTCTGGTGCAAGTATATATGATCTTGGTAGTATTATTAAAGCAGATTCTATTGCAGAAGTTACAGATATTCTTAAAGATGCTGAAACAAAACAAGAAGCTATGCAAAGACAACAGCAAGAATCTCAACAGCAAATGCAACAACAACAACTTGAAGCACAAGCTGCTGAAAAACAAGCTGAACGTGATTTTGAAATGCAACAAAAAGAAGCAGATAGAAGAAAAGATCTTATGGTTGCTGAAATCAGAGCAGCAGGTTACGGAGCACAAACAGATATTGATCAAAATCAAATGAGTGATTTCCGTGATGCAATGAAAGATATGCAACAAAGAGATCAATATAGAGATCAAATGGACTTTAAAAGAGAAGAGGCAATTAATAATAGAGCAACAGCACAAGATAAATTATCTGTAGAAAGAGAAAAAATATCTGCACAACGTGATATTGCACAAACAAATCTTGAAATTGCACGTGAGAATAAGAACAAGTATGATGTACAATCTGCAAAAAATGCAAAGAAAAAAGATACTGATAATAATAAAAAATAATACTTAGCTATATACTCCTTAAAAAATTAATTTCATTTAAAATTTTTAAGGTTTATGGTAGAATTTTTTGTATATTATTAATGTAATAATTAGAAACCAACAAACTTAAAATTATGGCAGATATAGAAAAAACCGTAGAAACTAAAGTCCAAGACATAGATATTAACTTGGATGAAATCTTCAGTGGAGCACCAGGAGCAAGTAGTGTTACATTACCTGAAGAAACAGAAAAAAAACCAAATGTATTTTCAAGAGAAGGAAAAGTAGATATGTCTTTTCTTAATGATGATGATGCAGGCAAACAAGAAGAACCAGTTATTGAAGAACCAAAAGATGATTCAACAGATTTAAATGAAAAATCAGAAGAAAAAGTTGAAGCTACAGAAGAAGCTAAAGAAGGTGAAGAAGTAAAACAAACAGAAACACCTATAGCAAAAGATGAAATAGATGAGTTATTAGCTCCTGAAACTAATGAAGTTATAGAAGAAGAACCTAAAAAAAGAGGTAGAAAACCTATAACAGGAATTGCTGATGTATTTAATAAATTAATAGCAGAAGATAAATTAGTAGGATTTGATGATGAAAAACCATTAGAAGAATATTCTGCAAAAGATTTTGAAGAACTAATTGCAGCTAATCTAGAAGAAAGAGCAAATGCAGTAAGAAGAGAAACACCAGCACAGTTCTTTAATAGTTTACCACAAGAATTACAAATAGCAGCAAAATATGTTGCTGATGGTGGGCAAGATATGAAAGGTTTATTTAAAGCTTTGTCTCATGTAGAAGAATCATATCAACGTGATATTAAAAATGAAAAAGATCAAGTGCATATTATCAGAGAATATTTAGGTGCAACTGGTTATGGTAGTGATTCAGAAATAGATGAAGAAATAGAAATTTGGAAAGATCTTGGTAAGCTTGAACAACAAGCAGCTAAGTTTAAACCAAAATTAGATAAGATGCAAGAAAAAGTTGTTGCTGCAAAACTTCAAGAACAAGAAATGAAAAAGAAACAACAAGAACAAGCATCTCAAAACTATATGGCAAATGTATATAATACACTAAAAGGTGGTAAGATAGGTGATCTTAAAGTAGATAAAAAAATACAATCACTTATTTATAATGGATTAGTTAATCCTGCATACCCATCAATTAGTGGTGAAAATACAAACTTATTAGGTCACTTATTAGAAAAGTATCAATTTGTTGAACCAAATTATAATTTAGTATCTGAAGCATTATGGTTATTAGCTGACCCTAATGGTTATAAAGCACAGATAATGAAAAAAGGAGAAACTAAAGCTGTTGAAAAAACTGTAAGAAAATTGAAAACAACTCAAACAGACAAGAGTGCATCAAACACAGGAAGAACAACATCTTCATCTTCTAGCAAACCAGCTACAAAAAGAAAGATTTCAAGAGGAAATATATTTAAAAGATTTTAATAACATAATAAAAGAAAAATAAAATGGCAGTAAATACTCAATATTCAAATCTTATCAACGGTGAAAGATGGCTTGGTATAGAAGTTACAGGGCGTTCAGAGTTGATTTGGGTTTCAGCAACAGATATTGTATTAGTTGAACAAGATGAATCAGCAAATACAAAAACAAATATATACTATAAATCAGGTAAAGATACTAGTACTGTACAACTTACACATGCAGCAGATGCAACTAAAGCAGTTGCAAATGAAATAATGGATGCAATGTGGAAATTAAACAGTAGAGAAGATATAGTAAAAGAAGAAGTAATTCTTAGTAAAGCTGTATCAGCAGTAAAAACTGGATGTAGTATTTGTCCAGAAAAAGATAGAACTCAAGCTGTAAGCACAGGAGCAATAGATCCTAAAATTCCTATTGTTATTTTAAATGTAACAGGAACTAAAGCTTATACATTAGCTGATTCTACTGAATTAGGTGCTACTATAAAGATAATAGTAACTGTTGCAGCAGATACACCAGCAGGAACATTAACTCCAACATCAACAGCTGGAGCTTGGTCAACTGCAGGTTTTAACGCGGTAGGACAAACTTTATCATTAGTATGGACAGGTTCAGGATGGGCAGTAGAAGGTAGAGAATCTGGTGCAGCTGCAGGTAGAACCGCAGTAGCAGGATTAGTAGAATTAATAGCTTAAAAGATATAAAATAAAAAAACAACAACAACAATTAATTATTAACTAAAAAAGAGTGAAATTATGGCAACTCCAGTATTAAACAATGGCTTGTTCTTAAGAGACACAAGCTACAAAGCGAGTTCACATATTGATTCATATCACTTAGCAAGTATGTTAGGTAACGCAGAACCAATGGACATGGGTCCAGTTGATCTGTGGGCAATGACGCAAAAGGTAGAAATGCCTTTATACCAAATGGCATCTTTCGGTGGTAAGAATACAATTATGGTGGACAATGCAAGAGGTGAATACAAATGGCAGACACCTATTGCAATTGACTTACCTTTCATTACTGAAGATATTTCAGGTGGTGGAACTGTAGGTAAAGATGGTCAAAAGTTTAGAATTAAACTTTCTAAGCGTACATTTGGTCATGGGGACATTATTACTTATGATAAGTATAATGGACTTGAATTATACATTACAGCTGATGATATTTTACCAGCAGGTAATGGATTTATTTATACTGTACAACTTGTAAATAATGCAAGTAATACAGGATTAGCAGCAGGTACATACCTTGTATCAGGAACTAAATTCTTTAGAAAAGGTTCTGCTAGAGGTGAGTACGGTGAAAGATTTTCTGATATTGAAACAGGAGCAGGTTTCCGTGAGTTCTACAACTTTGTAGGAGGAGCTGAAGCACACGTTCATTATTCAATTTCATCAAGAGCAGATTTAATGATGAAAGGTGGAATGAATGCTGATGGTACTGTACCTGTTACAGAAATTTGGAGAAACTTTGACAAAAACATTGATCCATCTATTTCTACATTAGAAGGTATGGTTACAGCTATGGGTAAAGATTATATTAAGAGAGCATTTGATAATGGATCTCTTTCTAGAACATTCTTAACTTCTATGGAAGCTGCTCACCTTACTAAAGTAGCAAATGACATTGAGACTTACTTAATGTGGGGTCATGGTGGTAGAGTTAGACAAGACGGTCCAGATGATATTAGATTATCAGTTGGTCTTTGGAAGCAGTTAGATAACTCATTTAAGAGAGTATATAACAAAGCTTCATTTGATCTTGACATGTTCAAAAATGAACTTTACAACTTCTACCAAGGAAAAGTTGAATTAGAAGGACCAGATCCAGGACGTACTTTAGTAGTACAAACAGGAATTGGTGGTATGAAACTTATTAATGAAGCTATTAGAGCTGAAGCAGCTGGATTAACTGGTACTGGTGCGTTAGGTGGTGGTGCAGTTATAAATGCTGATAACTTAGGAATTGTTAAAGGTAATCCAATGGACTTAGGTTTTGGATATGCATTTACTTCTTATGTGATTCCATTCTTAGCTAATGTACAGTTTGTATTAAACCCAGCGTTTGATAACTTACATACTAATGACATTGAGAATCCATTAGTAGATGGGAGACCTTTATCTTCTTACAGCTTTATTATCTTTGATGTTACTGATAATGTTCAAGATAATATTTTCTTATTAAAATTATCTTGGGATAATCAACTTAAATGGTTCTACCAAAATGGTACTATGGACTATATGGGACGTAGTCAAGGATTTGCTTCATCAGGTAACTTCAATGGATACCGAGTAATGATGACTCAAACCATGCCAGCTGTATGGGTTAAGGACCCAACTAAAGTTCTTAAGATAGTTATGAAAAACCCTGTAACAGGAGGATCATTCTAATCTTAATTAATTATATGAAAGAAGGGGGAGCCTAGTGCTCCTCCCTATTTCTTTTAAACCAATAATAACAAAAAACCAAAAAAATTAGTTATGAGCACAATGACAAAAGATTTTACAATTAATGAAAAGTATCAACAAGGTAAGGATCAAGCAATTGCTATCCGCCCTTACTTTGATGAGCAAAAAGAAAACATGGGTTTAGAAAAATATGGTATGACTTTACATGATGGAGTATATCATCAAGAAGACCTAGCTTGTTTAGAATTAAATGGTATCAAAAGATATGTTACAGGATTAAATGAATTTGCTCCTGATGTAAAAATGTTACCAGATGCAGAAAAAAAAGCAAAAATAAAAGAAATTAGAAAGGTTGTAATACAATTAGAAAAAGAACTAGCAGCTAATGTATTAGATGAAAAAGATCCAGAGTTTTGGAATAAAGTTCAAGTATTAAGACCAGACAATCATAAATTTTGGGGTAAGATACATATTAAAGTTGGAAATGATCCATACTTTTTAGATCCAAAAAAAGATCCATATGATCTTATAAAATTATATGCTATTAAAGCAGGAGGATTTTCTATTGTAGCAAAAGATTATGAAACTGCACAAGCAACACCAAATTGTAGATTTTATTTAGATCAAGTTAAAAAAACTGTTAATACAAGAACTAAAACTTCTAAAATTAAAAATAAAGCATTAGCTATGCTTCAAAAATTATATGATGAAGATCAAGATAAATTATTTTATGTAACAAAAATGATTGATTCTCATAGTTATGATTATGTTAGAAGCACACCTATTGATGTATTATATGAAAATATGGATGCTTATATTAATGGTTTAGGTGATGAAAGATCTACAACTACAGCTGCAAGTACATTTATGGCTATAGCAAATGATTCAATGGAAAACCTTACATTAAGAACATTAATTAAAGATGCATCATATTATCAATTTATGACAAATGATAGTAGAG